TCCTGCGCACATACATAGAGGTATGTTGTTTACAGGTCTATCTAGTGTAATGATTTTAAAATTACCATCAACATATGGTAGAGAATACTCAGCAGGACACGTAAAACAGAATGGTAGATTACAGATACTAGGTGCAGCTAATGGTCAGTTTGCTAAAATAGATTATCAACCACCAATGAACCTTAGAGATTTTTATATCTTTCCATATGATATGAGACATTGCGTATATCCATTTAATGGAACGACAGAGACTAGACGAACTCTTGCTGCAAATTGTGATGTGCAATTTGATCCAATAAAAAATAGAGGTGCTAACTGATGGACAAACAATTCTATATAGATAATCACATTGGTTTATTTAAAAACTTTATGCCAAAAGAAATGATAGATGATTATAAAAATTATTTTGATAAATGTGAGAACCAAGGTGCGGTATATCCAAGACAAGTAGATGAGATGTTAGTATCCGACAATGCAATAGATACCATTAGAGACACCAATGTTCCAATGACTTATAATAACAAGCCTTTTATAGATATGTTTTTTAAAGAGGTTTATCCGTTATATATGCAAAAATATTCTTATCTAAAACAATTAGCTCAACATTATATATTAGAGGTTAAGATACAAAAAACCAAAGTAGGTGAGGGGTATCATACTTGGCATTGTGAGAATGCAGGGATGAAAGCAAGAAATAGAATACTAGCTTTTATGGTATATCTTAATGATGTAACTGAAGGTGGAGAGACAGAATTTTTATATCAGAAATGTAGATTCAAACCAGAAAAGAATGTCATGCTAGTTTGGCCTGCACAATTTACACACGTTCATAGAGGCAACCCACCTCTATCGAATGATAAATACATAATAACAGGATGGGTAGAATACGGATATTAATATGATAACAGAACCACGTTGGAAATCTTTTATAGTAGAAACTACACAACCTATATTTACACCTGAACAATGTCAGATGATAATTAACGCTGGTAGATCTGAACCTAGAAAAAATGCTGAGGTTGGAAGTAATGAAGGTATTAAAGGTGGAGTTGTAAATACTAAAACAAGAACCTCGCACATTAGTTGGATTCCATTTAAAAAGATGATGCCTATGTACAAGACGATAGAAAAAATCATGAAACAAACAAATGGTAATCATTTTGGTTTTGATGGAATGCAAATAACTGAGATGGCACAATATACAGAATATCCAGAAGGAGGGTTTTATGAATGGCATGTAGATAACGATGTTGACATGCGAAATGAACCACCTGTTAGAAAAATATCTATGACTTGTTTATTGTCCCCTGAAAATGAATTTGAGGGTGGAGATTTAGAACTTCAATCTGAAGGTAAAGTTGCAAAAATAAAACAAGGACACGCAATATTTTTTGCATCGTTTATTAGACACAGAGTAAAACCTGTAATTCGTGGTAACAGAAAATCTTTAGTCATGTGGTTTGGAGGCACGCCTTTTAAATGATGATTAGAGCTGCATACTTTCCAACAATCATATATGCAAAAGATGTTAATCTAGATAACAGACTTTTTGAAAGAGAAGTTCTTGCTTGGGCTGATAAAGACAAAGGAGTTAAACGAACTAACATGAATGGCTGGCACAGCACAACTAACATGCATGAAATATCTGTCTTTAAACCACTGGTCGATGAGTTATTTAAAATGCAGAAGGAAGTATTTCAAGAAGAGTGGTTAGATAGTGAACCTATAATTGGAAACATGTGGGCCAACATAAATCCACCAGGAGGATATAATCGACCACACTTACATCCCAATAGTCATTTTAGTGGTGTGTACTACATTAAAGCACCTAAAAATTCTGGGCAAATAGTATTTAATGAACCAAGATCGGGTGCACATATGGTTATGCCAAGAAGAAAAGAAGGAACACCACCCTCACATTTATGGAGAGAGGTTAGGGTTGATCCATTAGAAGGTAGAATAATTATATTTCCTGCATGGCTGTGGCATTGTGTTGAACCAAACGAGAGTAATGATATAAGAATATCTGTATCATTTAATTTTATACAGAAAGGATTTAATGTTTAAATATCACGTTATTAAAAAAGCTTTATCTTTTGAGTTAGCTAATTTTATATTTAATTATTTTTTACTTAAAAGAGATGCTGTAGAGTTTATGTATAAACATAACATAAATTCACAGTCTCCGATACTTGGAACATGGACCGATCAACAGGTGCCTAATACATACTCTTGTTATGCAGATTTTGTAATGGAAACTTTATTAATGAAAATGTTACCTGTAATGAAGAAAGAAACAGGATTAGATTTGATACCTACCTACTCTTATTCTAGGGCATATAAAAAAGGAGATATACTAAGACGACACAAAGATAGGCCTTCGTGTGAGATATCCACCACAATTAATTTAGGTGGAGATCCTTGGCCTATATTTATCGATGGTACGGGGGCTGACAACGTCATAGATGAGTATAAGAACATACATAAGCCCAATGCACCCAAAGGCACAAAAGTCGTGCTTGATGTAGGAGATATGTTGGTATATAGTGGTTGCAAACTTGAACATTGGCGGGAGCCATTTGAAGGAAACATTTGTGGCCAAGTATTTCTACATTATAATCATGTAAACGGCCCATTTGCTAGTAAAAATATGTTTGATGGAAGACCAAAGCTGGGTCTACCATCTTATGTAAAATAGTATTATAATGGAGTCATATGTTACAAAAGATAGGGTTTCAACCCGGAATCAATAAACAAATCACACCTACAGGAGCCGAAGGGCAATGGATAGATTGTGATAATGTTCGTTTTAGATACGGAACACCTGAAAAAATAGGTGGTTGGAAACAACTCGGTGATGATAAACTAACAGGCGCTGGCAGAGGTCTTCATCATTTCGTAAATAGTAAAGCCAGAAAGTATGCTATCATCGGCACAAACAGGATTCTATACGCTTTCTCTGGTGGGGTCTTTTATGATATACATCCTATTAAATCCACAACAACGCTCACAAGTGCATTCACCACGACCAACGGATCAACATCTGTTACGATAACTTTTAGTGGAGAGCATGGTATAGGTGAGCAGGATATAATTTTATTAGATAATTTTTCATCAATTACCAATTCTAATTTTGCAGCATCAGATTTTAATGATAAAAAATTTATGGTTACAACTGTGCCAACAAGCACAACCATTACTATCACAATGCCATCAGCAGAATCAGGATCTGGTGCAACAACATCAGGTGGTATAAGAGTACAACACTATTATCCTGTGGGACCTGCCGTACAGGCAAAAGGTTTTGGTTGGTCTCTTGGATCTTGGGGCGGTGAAGTTGCAGGAGAACCCACTACAACTTTATCCTCTGCTATAAACGCTTCGGTAACTACTGGTATTGTATTAGCAGATGTATCACAGTTTCCAGACACAGGTACAAACTTTATAAAGATAGGTACAGAGGAGATATCATATACAGGTATAAGCGCATCTAATGAATTAACAGGAGTTACAAGAGAAGTTAGAGGAACAGATGCTGCATCACACGGTGCAGGAGATGCTGTCACCAGCACAACAAACTTTGTGGCATGGGGTGAGGCGGCATCAGGTGATTTGGTATTAGAACCTGGTATGTGGTCACTAGATAATTTTGGTGACAAGGCGATATGTTTAATACACGATAGTGCAGTGTTTGAATGGAACTCTGCAGCAGCAGGAGCAGAAAATATCAGAGCCAGTATTATATCTGGTGCACCGACTGCATCAAGACACATGATAGTATCCACACCGGATCGTCACTTGGTATTCTTTGGAACAGAGACGACAATAGGAGATACATCTACACAGGATGATATGTTTATAAGATTCTCTGATCAAGAAGATATAAATACTTATACACCCACAGCAACTAACACAGCTGGCACACAGAGATTAGCCGATGGATCACAGATCAGAGGAGCAATTAGAGGTAGAGATGCTATCTATGTTTGGACTGACACAGCATTATTTACACAACGTTTTGTAGGCCAACCATTTACGTTTGCGTTTGCGCAAGTTGGAACCAACTGTGGGTTAGTTGGACAGAACGCATGTGTTGAGGTTGACGGTTCTGCATATTGGATGTCAGAGAATGGTTTCTTTAGATATGCTGGTAAATTAGAATCATTACCATGTCTGGTAGAGGACCACGTTTATGATGATATAAATCTAGAATCTGGTAATCAAATGGTGTCTGCAGGATTAAACAATTTATTTGGTGAAGTTATGTGGTTTTATCCAACAACAGGATCTAGTGTTGTGAATAGAATGGTTTGCTATAATTATTTTGATTCATCACCACAAAGACCGGTATGGACTGTTGGTACACTTGCAAGAACAATGTGGGAGGACTCTGCAGTATTTGGTAGTCCACACGCAACTGAATATAGTGCATCTGTAGATGCATCTTTTGATGTGGTTGGAAACACAGAAGGTTCTACAATATATTATCAACATGAGACAGGAACAGATCAGGTTCAAGGTGGTGCAACAACAGCGGTGATTGCAAGTATTTCATCTGGAGATTTTGACATAAGTCAAAGAAGAGGTATAACAGGACAATCTACAGGTATGGCTGACCTTAGAGGAGATGGTGAGTTTATAATGAAAATCAGAAGATTTATACCAGATTTTATATCACAAACTGGTAACACACAGGTTACATTACAATTAAGAGATTTTCCAAATGACAGTCAAGCTGGTTCTGCTTTAGGACCTTTTACTGTGTCATCATCTACCAAGAAGGTAGACACACGTGCTAGAGCAAGAGCGATAGCGTTAAAGATAGCAAATACAGCCGCTAGTCAAAGTTGGAAATTAGGAACATTTAGATTAGATATACAACCAGATGGACGTAGGTAATGGCAAAGATAGTACAGGTATTGACAAGACCAAGTGAACAATATGATCTGCCAACAGCAGAGGCACAGGTCAGAGATCTTGATGCGATTGTAGAAAAATTAAATTCTACATTTCAAGAAGAACTAAAACAGGAGATAGAAGCATTTAACTTCTTTATTAATTAATGGCTAATAGTTTTAAAAATAAAAAGGTAGATCTTACAACAACCGATCTTACAACATTATACACGGTGCCAAGCGCCACAACCACTGTTGTAAAATCACTATTGGTAACAGAGGACGCTGGGTCAGGATCTACTATAACAATAACATTAGTGAATTCTAGTGGTGCCATATTTAATTTATTTAAAGATAAAGCTATTGCATCCAAAGCAACGACAGAACTTTTAACCCAACCTCTTGTAATGGAAGAGAGTGAGGTTCTTAAAGTACAGGCTGCTGACGCGAATGAGCTGCACGTCATAGCCTCTATATTAGAAATACAGCCAAGAGAGGTAACAGCATAAT